AAAATAATTTCCTCCCCATTCACACCCGCTATAACTATTGCCAAAAAATTTACAACCTATGAAATAATGATAATCTGGCACAGATAACTCCCCAGAAAAGCCATCATCCCCATTATTGTCAAAATCGCAATTGATCCACACCCAATAATCGGCATCCGATGCAGATGCGGCTGCTACACCATCCCCGCTGGCGTTGGTAAACCGGAAATTCTCTATCCAAATATAATCCGAATATATCTTTGCCAAGGGGCTACGTGCTCCACCACCATCGAGCACATACTTCGTACCATCCGGCGAACCATCTCCGGTATTCGTAGAGCATCCTATGAACTTGATATAACCGCTGGTCGTGTCTCCGCTGGTGCCGTCGAAGTCTATGGTTGCTGCGGGAGACTCTTTATTCGTTACGCCGTTAGAATAGCATAGCACGACATCACCTGCCGCCAAGGGCTTGTCTATGGCTGCTTGTAGATCGTTCCAGGCATTGGCCCAGGAGGAACCGTCATCAGAGCCGCCGCTGACCGTCGTGTCCACGTAATAGGTAGTCATACGAACCCCCTATAACAGCGTGTGCTCGTAGTGATACATCGTAAGAATCGGAACGGTGTCAATGGTCACCGTGTCCGTATCCACCACATGGGCGCAGTTCTCCACGCAGGGAGTCAGGCCGTGTACCACGCCCTTTTCATCCAGGATGTGCGTACACATGGATTTCTGAATGTGTAAGCAATCCTCGACAACGGCATCCCCAGGCAGAAGGCAGTTCGTAAGATTGCAGTTGCGGAAGGTCAGCCCAGTAAGGCCGGCAAACAGGCTTTCCTGCCCCCATCTGCTAAGGTTGCAGCGTTCAAAAGTGTCGCCGTTGCTGACCGTCACCTCCGTCAGATAACGGGCCAGGGCTGTGTTAGACAGGTTACGGTTCCGATGAATCATAGAATTGACTCCCGAAGAAATTATTGTCCAGGTAGTTGTAAACGTCCCAGGCTATGTCCATGATGGGATCGTCTCCACTTAACACCCAGGCTTTGCGCTTGGCTGGCTTGATCTTTTGCCAAACCACCTTTCTCTGCTCCATCAGGTTTTTGAGCTTTATGAGCTTTGGCTGAACGTCATCACGCTCTATTGCCTGACCATTAAGGTTTACATCAGTCATGGTAGAACTCCTGCTTGCTCATAAAAAGGGGGAAGGGCAAGGGAGCTGCCCTTCCCCCCGGATGTGTATTGTCTCCAGGATGCTAATCTACATCCTCTGGCTCCAAGTTTGGATCTCTGGAGCTACGGCCATACTTAACGATATGTGGCATGGGAACATTGCCCTCGTTATAGTCTTTTACCGTGGGATCCTTCATCTTAGCTGCATACTCGATGATATTTCTCAAAATATGCTGCTTGATGACCTCCGGGCTTTTGGCCAAGTTTGGGAAATCTTCAAAGTAGAAATTATCGTTCACCAGCTTTTCCCACCTCTTATCCTTCTCTGTCTGCTTATACTTGTCTGAATCGCCGTACTTCAATTCGAATTCCGTACAGTATCTCTTCAGATGGACAGAATCGGAACATTCTTGGCTGACGTATTTCGCTGTTTCGGCCTTTACAAATTCCAGGCATTCCTTGCCGGCCTCGATGTTGTTGTTATACCAATAGGCCCCATAGAGGCTTTGCACATACGCCCGCACCTCGATACCAATCTTGCTCGATCTGTTCCATTTAACCATCTGATCGTGTAGCAAACACAGCTCATGGAAGGTATTGGGCCGGGCTACTACCTTCCAGCAATTCAGGCAAAAGCTCGGGACCACATCCATGAACCTGAAAAGAATCTGATGCCACAGTAAGCAATCCCGGAGGGGATCTCGATTGATCGTAAGCCAGGGTGTATCCCAGACGTAGCTAAAAGTTGTGGTGAGCTTGCCATCTTCCCTACGAAATCGAAATCCGGCCTTGAGTAGAGGCTCGAGTTTTTCAACTAAATCATACTCATAGACCTGTCGATATAAATCCGGGGTATTAGACAATTTTGTAAAATCAACCATTTACGTTCTCCTTATACTCATGGGGATCTGCACAGGTGGACTCAAGACCACCTTGTAGATACACCCAAACTGATGAAGGTGGCCTCCAGGAGTTTGCAAGACTCCTGGAGGCATATTCTATTATCCTGCTGGCCATGCTCCTGTACGCAATTTATGTGAACTTGAAAGCCCCGCTTGCATGCCATTGAATGGTGACATCCCCGGAATTCGGAGTCAGCGGCAGGCCCGTGACACTAGCGGTATCGTAGAACGCAATCAGCGGGCTGGTCGATGCCACGCTGGTATCCTTGAACAGAATCAGGTGGCTGACCTGTGCGCTGCCAACGCTTGTCGTTGTAACGCTCGAGGCATCGGCCACGCCGCTGGTGTTCGTAAGGGCTGTGAGGGCAGGGCTGGTGGCCTCTACCCGTGAAGACACAATATCGCTGCGATAATCATGGGCTGCAGAGTACGTGTAACTCGCATCGATGAAGAGTACCTTGAACGTATCTGCAGAGCTGGCCTTCCAGGCAATGTCTCCTGCAAGAAAGGCTTGCAGTCCTTTCGGATACATATCACTTGCCATAATAAAATCCTCCTTTAATGTTTAGTTGTTTATCGCTTCATACTTTCGAATGTCCGACTCTACATTTGCATCCCCCCTTTCGTCAGAACATGATGAAAAAACTGCGAGTTCAGGGCCACGTATTCTCCCTTTTTCTTGCAGCCCCACCTAGCACCTATGCGGCTGTTACGAAGGTCCACATGAAAGCCTGGATTGTTCCAGGCCGGATAAATGCCAATGCCCTTGAAAGGGAATCGGCTGATACATACAAACTGCTCAATAAGAGGCATATCCTCGATGCGGCCGTCACAGGCCAATCCCAGACGATGCACATTGGCTGCGTTCCGGGCCTCGTCATAGAGGCAATGCACATAGAGCTTGTTATGCACAAAGTCATTCAAGTCTCGCAATAGTACAATGAGGCGCACATCGACCTTATCAATCATCGGCCCGGAAGCCTCGTACTGTTTCCATGGCAGGTTGAACGGTTGCATTATCCATTTCCTGTGGCACTTATCTGTAGGTCTGGTAACATGGCATCCAGCTCCCTGATGACGATCGGAGCCGCCTCAAAATCAATCTTCAAATACAGAATGTGTATGTCTATTGTTGGCCCTGCGGAAAAATCGGACTGCAAAAGCAATTTCCATTTCCCAGGAGCCAAGCAATCTACTAGAAGGTCCAAATAGCCGTCAGCCGCCAAGGTGGTGATATAATCGCCGTTTACATAGGATGCAATGGTTTGTTCCTCGTCATAGAGCATGCCTGAGAAAGTCACGCCCGAAGACAAATCGATCGGATCTCCGTTCTCATCCGTGAACACGTACCGCACTCGTTTAATCTCTCCCCAGATAGCGGATAGTTCTTGCGAAATGAACGGCATAGCTATTCTCCCTTATGGCTGAGAAGCCTTGAAAGTCTTCAGAGCTTTGAGCGCAGCATCATAAGCAATCTCTTGCGTATTGTTGGCAGCCTTATAAGTCAGCCCGGTATTGGCTAACCATAAAGTAACAAGCCCGGCCATGAACCAGAGCATCCACTTTCTCACTTTGTAAATCTCCTTGAAGACAATGCCATCAGGCTGAAGTGTTGTTTCTAGATAAAGACATCGTGCCGAAAGGTGTCTGCATTGCTCTATCAATCCGGAATGTTCTCTGCATAACTCACATACTGGCCCGTTAGTCATTTGCTAGATCCCTTGGCACCTCCTCTATACACCTTGAGGTAGGTATTCTCGTACCACCCGAGTGCTTGCCGCAATCGTCTACGATCTTCTGGATCAAGTGTATGCACAAATGCCTGACGATACTTCACGGGGATGCCGGCAAGCGGGTGCGCCAAACGGATCGAAATCTTCAGGCCCCTTGTCGTGCCTTTCAAATCCACATACTTTTGCAAATATTTCTCCGCAGCTTTTACATCTCCGTACTTTAGGGCCTGCTTATAATAATACAGCGCATTACTTCGTTTGGTTGGTTCCACGGATGGCTTGACTAACTGGTGCCGTTCCAGGAACTTGTTGGCTTCTTGCCGGATCTCATGGTACGCGATTTCCTGTGGGTCAGCGGTGTAGACAAGCAACTGGCTGATGTGCTGAAAGAGTTTGCCAGGAACGCTTTCACCTCGGGTGGGCTTTCCTGCGAACTCGTTGTAGAGCTTTTCCACCGCCAGCACACGGAAGACATGCTCCACACGGTCCCGGATCGGCTTCGGCTTGAACACATCCGGCCAGAGAGCCCTGCCGGTGGCAATCTCTGCCGGAGTCTTGTACTGAGGCCCGATGCCCTGCGCCCAGACATTGGTAAAGGCTTTACCGCCTTCTTTCATCCATTCGTAAAAGTTCTTCTTGCCAGAGGCCAGGTCTTTCACATCGTCCGGGAAGTCCTCCAGGCCGAACCAGTTCATGGCATCGGACAGGGCTCCTTGGAATCGCAAGGTCATAATGCTGCCGTCCGGTCGGCGGCCCAGGATCAGGTGTAGCTGCCTACGGCCGGTCATGCCCAGTTCTTCCTCTTCCTCTGGCCACACCACGGAATTGTATAGACTGACGGCGCTGTACAGCAGGGTAGCCTTGAATGCAACGCCGACTCCTTTCTTGGCAAAGGCTGCGCTCATGCGAGGCATCATTTCACCCATGCTTCGGCCTTCATGCGGTATGTTGCGGAACAGCCGATAGTACCTGGGGATGTTGATCTCTTTCCACGCATAGAACGGCATGACTTTGGCCCGGAGCCATTGACCGGCCGGCGAGATGTTCCCATAATCACCGACCAGTTCCCTTGCCAGCTTCGCGGCTACCCTGTCGTATTGTCCATCTTGCAGTAAGGCCCGGATCTCGTCTGGATTGGAGACTCCGAACTCGTTTAGCTCGACTTCGTTTTTGGCGACTTCCTTGAGCTTATCCTTGTAATACCTGTACGCGGCCAGCCGGAGGATGTTCTCGCGCCATATAGTAAATGTGCGGGCTTTGCCGTACCATTTTTCGACTTGAGCAGGAAAGCCTGGATGTTCTCCGGATATGTGTTTCATAAAATCCCGTTCGTTCATTCTTCTCAGAACATCCGGGGTTTCTACCCTGGCCCAGCCACTACTGGTAACCGCCATCTTACTGGCATGAAGCATCTCCTCTTCGATATCGGACACATCTCCCTTCTGACGGCTCCACCTGGCCAGATCCTTGGCCGCCCCGTATCCGTACTTCAATATGCCCGGTGCTGCGGCAATGACGATATCCAGGTCACCGGACAAGTTGTTCAAATTGTACTTCAAGACCCGCAAGGGCATGATAAGAATGTACTGCTTCCACAGACTTTGCAGCCGTTCGGCTCTCTCTCCTACCCAGGAGCCTGGTTCCACCCTGCGGAAGGATTCCATGGTAGCAGCTACTTCCGGTGGGATGGCCCACTTCTTGTCGATCCCGCGGACCAGGACTTCCTTCTTGTCCTCTTTGGTTAGATCCCGCACCCCCTCGAAATACTTGGTGAGCAAGCTCTCCGGGAAGGTGGCCTCGATGTGCCAGGCCGTGTGCGGCTGCGGGACATAGACCTCCAGGCCTCTGTCTCGGGCAAGCTGCTCCCAGGTGGTATAGTATTTGCCCAGCGCTTCCTTTTTCTTGTTTTCCCGTGAGTTGATGGCCCGGAAGATGGCTGCGGCCGGCCCGGACCCATCCATCTTATTCTTGATGAGATAGCGGTAGAACTCGAAGAACCGGGGATCGTCTATGGGCGCTAGGTGGATGTACTTTTTCTCCTCCTTGTCGGCCTCGGCCAGCCGTGCCCGATATTCCTCCCAGTTCTCGCGCAGATCCTCCACCAGATCGTCAAACTCTCCCCTGCCTTCCAGGGTGCCCTTGTAGGCCATCTTGTGCAGCTTCTCGATGGCCCCGGCTATCATGCGCCGTTCCTCATAGAACGGCCCTTGCTCATATTCTTTTGGCGTGATCTCCTCGTTCTTGTACATGCCTTCCCAGCGTTGACGGTATCTGACGTTATTCTGAATCTTGGCTTGTTTGTTCAGCTCCTTGCTCTTGTCGTAAATCCTTTCGATCTCGTCCATGGTTTCTTTGGTTTCATAATTCACCAAGCCCTGCATCAGAACTTCGAATTCGCTTTCCACATATTCAATATTGTAATCCTTGGCCGTGATCTGGTCCTTACGGGCTATCTGGTATGGCCGCCGTTTGGTGCGGACATCCTGGGAGGAGACTCCTGGGCTGCGCCGTTCCTCCATATATTCCAGCACTTGATGGTGGAAATATTCCTCGATGTCCCGGACCTCCTCCGGCAGGAGCTTCGCGTCCACTTGCTGATGCCTGAAGTCCCGCATCCAGTCGTTACGTTTCTGAAGGGCTTCAGCTACCTGGGGATCCTGTTCAACGAGTTCTTTTATGTTGGCAAGGGTTTCCTCGACCTCCTCCCGGCTCTGAAATTTGAATGGGAGCCATGTGCCCACGCCTTCCAGGCCAGCCGGTGGCGGTGTGATGACTTTGCTCTCGATGTCCCGCAAAAGATCCCCAAAGACGATCCGCAACGAGAAGAGGTCGTATTGCTCGGGCGTGAGATCCCCTACCCAGGTCTTGATCCGGTACAGAACCTCCTCCACGGCTGCGTGTGCAGCCTCCTGGTACGTTCTCAGAAGATCCTGTGCATGCGGAAACTGTTGGGGATCCAGGGTGGCCCAATGCCGCATGAAATTCTCATGAATTCTCTGCTTCATGCCTTCATACTGAGCCTTCAAATCCGGCATCTGCATACCGTGCCGGCCCGTGATACTACCTCGTACATGCTCCGGGATGGCATCCTTCAGGGGCCCACCGAAGAACTTGCGCCGTTTGGATCCCAGCGTGATCTTGCCGACCGTGCCCCAGATATCCCTGGCGGTCCTTGAATAGTCCTGATGCTCTGCAAACAGGTTCGGGGTCTGGGATCGGGCCGGCAACTCCCCACGTTCCGCAGCCTTGCGGCTCCGAATGAGAAGATCCCGGATGTCATTGTCGGACCATTTCACGGTAAAGCCCAGGTCGCGCATCATGTCCCGGATCCTGGAGTAGACCCGTGCCATGAAGTTGGGCTTGATATCTTGCTCGGCCATCCGGGCTATCATTTCCCTGGCAGCCTGGAACCGATGTCCGGGATCCTCCAGATCCAGGCCGTAATCCTCGGCAATCTCCCGCAGGCCCGGCTTGGCGTACATGGCGACCACTTCCCGCAAAATCTGCATGAACTTCTCGCCACCCCACCGTTCGGGCGCTACGTGCCCCCAGAGGGCATGCGCCAGGGTTCTTTCTGCATCCTCCCGGTTCTCGATGTTGCTGGCCACGAATGCTATGGTGTTGGAAGGCCGGTCCCAGACCTCCTTGATTGTTTCCGGTCGGTAGGGGTTGCCTCGAAGCTGGGTATGATCGTCCAGGAACTTGATGTGCAGATCCAGGGAATCATAGAACGGCCCGACAATACCCATCACGATATCCCGCACTTCGTCCCGCTTCATGCCAGGATAGGTGCCGGTGAGGCCGCTGCGCATGTATTCCTGGTCGTCCTTCTTGCGGCTCTTTCTCTTCTTCTTCTGGGTAGGCTTGGTTTCCTTGACGGGTATGTCTGAAGGAGGCGGCACGTTGATCTTTCGTTCGGCTATGAAATCTTCCATCAGGGCAGAGTGCTGCCTTTGGTCCCCGATCCGCAGAGGCATGGTGACCCCTACCCATTTATCGTCCTGCCTCCAGAGTGTCTGCCGGGCGTTCTCCACGAAATAGGGCTCCGCACCCGGCCAGGCGGTTTGGATAATATCCACGAAATCGGCGTTCATGGTAATGGTCTGCTTGCCGTCACTTATGACAACGTGGTGAACTTGATCGAAAAATCCTTTTTCCTCTGCAATGATTTCAGCCTTGTAGGTTTCCCTGCCTTCTGGAATCAAGATGGACGTAAAATCTCCCTCGTTCGGGCCTACTTGGCTCGAAAGGAACTTCTCGGGCTCCTTCAAACGAGGGTTGCGCCGTAGTGCATACCCGCCCTGCGTGATCCATTCCCGGTTCTTGTCTACCCATAGTCCTCTATTTCTGTCGGTCACCCTTTCAGTAGGGGCCCAGGTGCTTTCAACGATCTTGGCTGGCTTGTACTCGGCCACATATTCGTAATGCTCGTATGCCTCCTTACCTTGAGGCACCCGCCGTTCTCTGGGTGTTTCCGGCTCGGCCTTGAGCTTGAGATCCCGTTCCATGGGCTTGCCAGGGAAATGGCTCTTGACCCGGCTTTGAAACTTGGTCAGCGCTTCCTTGGTGTTACGGACCCTGAACCGACCGTCCCCCGGAACTTCGAAGACCGCCATGTCCTCGGCCACATCCACGGCTACCGTGTCGGTCTGTTTCGGGGCTTCCTTCTTTGCCCGTTCGATGGATTCGTGTAGGGCTTTCTTCTGTGTCTTCTGCGTGATCTCTTCTGTAATGACGACCGCAACCTGCTTTTCGGTAACATCGGTAGCTGCCGGTTTTGGGGCTTCAGCGATACCTGCAGATATCCCTGTAGGCTTGGGCTTGAATTCGCGGGCCTGTCCAAAAGCCGCTTCTATCTTTCTTGGAGCTACGGGAAAGTCTTCTTTTTGAAGTCTTGCCTTCTTCAGAACATCGTCATACGCTCTGCTGGCTGTTTCAAAGCTGGGATAATTTACAAGGTGAACCTCCACATCTGCTGCGTTCAGTACACGAATCGATCCGTACTCTACGCCAGATTCCGTTTCTCTGCGATAGAGTTCGTATTTGACACCCCCATACGTGTGGGTATCTCGCCGCTTTGAATCCGGAGGCAATGCTTCGACCTCTGGTACTGCTGGCGCTTCTTCCTCGGCGGGTGGCGCAGGAGCCTCCGCAGGTGGTGGGGCCTCTTTCTCCACCTTCCCTTCCCAGGCCCGTATGGCATGATCTTTTGCAAAGAGCTGGGCTGCCTTGAGATCCTTGTTGAACGGCTGACCCCTGACTCCTGCAATCGTTGTTTTCTCGCCCTTACGAATAATCTCTACCACATAGTTGTCATTGGCATCGGTGGTAATCTTGTAATCGGTTCCGTCCGGACCCCTGGCCGCACCCTTCGCCACCAGTTGATCGTGGAACTTGTCCATCTCGTCAACGGGAGCCTCGGGAGCCGGAACCGCTTCTTTTTCTATGGGAGTTGGCGGTGGGGCTGGGGCTGCAGGTTTTTGTTTCTCTCCGAATTCGGGGGACTTCCAGCCCATTTCTTTTGCATATTCACGCAATGCGGCTGCGGCCTCTTCCGGGGTATCCCAGAACCGCTGGCGGTCATGGCGCAGCTTTAACCGTGTGCCCTGCCTTTTGAGATCCTTGGTACGATAGAAACTGAAGTTGCCATGTGGCGCTTTGCCCACATGAATATACCAGCCGTTTTTGTCCAGGAATGCGGTTCTGCCCGGAGTGCCCCATGCCTCCTTCTCGGGTGCTTTTTCCGGTGTGGGCTTGAAGCCTTTCTCGTAAGAGATCCCCCTCATGCCCTGCACAAGGGCACGGTTTTCTGGGGTGTCTGGAAGCGAACCAGCCCGTCTTTTTGATCCAAGGGTAGCTGCTCCGCCTTCGATAAAGCCTTCTCTTTCCTCAAGTACGGCCCGGATACGGGCATTGGCTTTGCCGCTTCCACCAAAAGTAATGCGAAGTCTTGGGCGCTCTGCAGCGGGTGCGGGCCCACGTTCCGGCTCGGCGGTTCTGCGCACCGCTGCCTTACGGGCCATCGGGCCGGCTCGCTTGTGCATCTCCTCGATACCCAGCCATTGCATCTGCTGTGCTATCCAGTCATCCTTGGCATCGTCTGGAAGCTCTTTGTACTCCTTGGTTTCCATCAGCCGATCTGCAACGTCAGCCATTATCTCGGTATCGTCCAGGCCAGCACGATCCCTGAGTTCAATCAGTTCTTCCTTGATCTCACCGCGCAGTTGGCTTATCTCTTTGATCTGTGCCCGCAGCCGGCCACCATCGGCGGTGATGTCCACATCGCCGGCGGCCAATTCCCGAACCAGATCGACTGTAGGCTGGAACCTGGGGCTGGCGTAGGTGATGCCCAGGAGGTGTAACTTGGGGGGGCCCTCCCCATCCTTGTACAAAGCCCGGATATCCTCTTCCGTAAATCGGCCCTTGTTCATGGGGATGGCAATGCGGACATCATTCAGGCCAATGGCTTCCATTGCCGCTTTCCAGACAGCTTGTGGAGGTCTTCCGCCCTTCTGTATCGGCACAATGACATCCACGGCTTTGTTCCACAGGTTTTTGATCCTATCGCTGTACTTCTTTTGCACTAACAGGGTTTCAGTCTGTCCATCCCCGGTCTTGGCAGCCTTGGGCAATACATCCGGCATGACCATGTGCAGGTTGGGCCGGTTCTCTCGCTTGACGGAATTGGCCAGCTTGTCATAGCGGTTCAGCACCTTGTCAAAATTGGTCGGTTCTTCCTGGGTGGCCTTGTAAGCCCCGGAGTCTACAAATATGTGTCCACCCTCGTTCGCGTACTTGACAAGCCTCTTCTCCGCGGGCTGTGAAGTAATTCCGATCTCCACCCCTACCGGCACACCCTCATCGATGTATCCCTCCAAGACTGTTACGCCCTCCGCCCCGGATCGGAAGGTCATGGGCTCCGGCTTTTCCGGGGCTGGTGCCTTCTTGGAGAAATAGATATCAGCAATTTCTTCCAGTTGTTTCTTTTCTTCTGCCTCTTCGGGGAAAGTTGCAAACGGTGGTGGCGGGGCCTCTTTGGCAAGTGAGTCCCTGTATGGCCGGAAATCGACAACCTCGAAATCGCCCTGGCGCGGGTTTACCACCACAAGGCCATCATAGCCGCTTTCAAGCAGATCCTTGGTCATGGCCTCGGCTGCAGCAAGTCGATCTTCGACGGTTCCCCGTACCGTAGTTCCGTACTCTTCCTGAAGGTCGTATGCCTCCTCAACGGTCAAGCGAAGAGGATTCTCCAACCGAACCCGTTCTTCTCTCACTTCTCCATGCGCCTTGGCTCGGGACTTCCGGCTTGTCCAATAAAGCCCTCTTCCGAAATCACCGGGATCCGTTCGGAAGCCCTCCTTCTTCATTTGTGGCGTTTCCCCACGATACAGGGTGCCCTCAAATGGTCCTTCCTGTCCGACCTCCAATGCCGGGGTTACTGGTACGGCCTCTTCGGTCGGCTTGGCTTCCTGGGCCTCAAGGATCTGGCCGATAACGGGATCCAGCCGTTGACTCTCTGCCTTGGACAAACCCCTGGCCCTGGCGATGGCACGGATCCGATGGCCGGCCTTCATCTTCTTGAACTGCATCAATTCTTCGCGGGTGTAGACTCTTTCTTCGAGTTCCTTCTGCAGACGTTCCTGACGAGCTTCCTGTTCCCGGAGATTGGCAACGGCCTCGGCCGGCGTGTTTCCTACCGCGACCTCCCGGCCTTCCTTGGCATGGAAATCGGAGTATGCAGTCCAGAAGTTCGGGGCTCCACGGTGGGTCCATTCCAGACCAACCTCGACCCCTTCATGTTCATGGATGTTGGTGATCGTGCGCCCATGCACCGGATCCTTGCGGGTTTCCCCAGCCGGTGCTTCCATGATGGGTTGATACTTATCCTGTGTTAAATCCTCGGCCAAATATCGTTGAAGGTCGGCTATGGATTGATCGCGTTTTTCCGGGGAAGCCTTCTTGTGTCCCTTGTCGATCTTTACGGTCTGTCGCCGGATACGTTCAATGGTGCCTTCAATGTGACCAGCGGCCTCTACAAGGTTTTCGAGGAACATGGGCTTACCACCCCACTTGCCCACGTTGGACAAGCCGATGCCCTCTTCGATTCGAGCATCGAGTTCTCCCAGCTTGGTCAGGGCTTCTCCGAGGACTTCGGGTGGAAGTTTGGCTTCTCCCCATCCTTCGGGCAATGCCTCCGCTTCCGGCTCCTCCGGCGTAACCGGAGCCCGTGCGGCCTCGGCGGCCTCGACAGCCGCAAGTTCTTCAGGGGATGGTGCCGCCGCTTCAGCCGCCATTTCTTGCGCAATGGCTCTCCTTACTTCGGGCTCTGGTACTTTCTCAGGCGTGATATCCGGGGTTGGTTTTTGAAGCTCCTTCTCAGCCCTTTTCAGCTCCTCCGTAACTTCCTTCTCTTCCGTGGGGATTGGCCCTGCCGGTCGCTCCTTGACTTCCTCCTTTGGACCTTCCGGCAGTTTGGTAAGGTCTGTATCGAGCTGGATTCGCAAGCCTTTGCTAATCAGCTCATTGGCATTGTTGGCCCATACCTGGGCAATCTCCGGGTCTGCCTTTGCCAGGGCCTTCTGCACCCTTCTGCTAACGGCCAAGCGGTCTGCCTTGCTGGCATCGGGATCCTGAAGTGTATGGGCCTCATCTCTGCGGATTTGCCTCGCTCCGGCTTCCACAAGGCCAAAAAAGAGGATGCTGGCGACTGCCGTGGGCCCCATCACGTCCTTGGCTGCCTCCCACATATCCTGGTCGCCAAGGTTGATCTTTCGTGCTGCCTGTGCCTGCATGGCGGCTGTGCTCATCTCGCCGGCAACTTCACCCGTGGTGACGGCTGCCCATCGTGCCAGGGTTTCCTTCATGCCCGTGGCAAAGACGGTTTTCAGGCCTCCCTTCAAGGCTTCCTTGGCTATGCCGGCCCCTGGCGCAAACTTCATGGCCCCGGCGAATATAAGGTCGCTCAGAACTTCTCCGCCAGCTTCGTACAGGGCTGATTCCAGGGCTACAGGAGCACTTTCTTCACGGCTAATGCCGGCCTCGTCGGCCTCATCCAGCCTCCTGCTATACTCTGCAGCTCCAAACAGGGTGCCACCAGAGGCAATGTATCCCAGGATGGCTCCAGGAATGCCTCCTCCCAGAAGCCCGCCCGCGATCGTGGCCGGTGCCCTGGCCGTGAGGGAGGTCATGGCTTGCTCCACGCCTTGCACAACGGCTCCCTTGAGACTCCGAGGATCCTGGTACTCCGGCCCCAGGATCATCTCGGGGGTGCGTCTTGCCCATGCCTCGAAGCCTTCTTGCTGCTCCATGGCCCATTGTTCGATCGGGCCCAGTTCCTCCCCAGGGCTTTGCAGTACCTCCCCGATGGTCTTCACCACGGGAATGCCCACATCTCCCCAGGTCTGGGCCACGCCCCTTTTGCCTGCGGCAATGATCTCACCGACAAAACCACGGTCTGCAGCTTCTTGCTGTGCTTCTGCTTCTTCAAATTTTTGAATTCGTGCAAGCATGTTCTTGGCGTTAATTGGAGATATAGGTGCGCTTTCAAATTGTTGAATAGCTTCGAGCGTGACCGGAGAAGCTTTTTGTTCTTCCGGCAAGAGTCCAAGTCTTCGCTGTATATCTTTATTCGCTGGCATTATTCGCTAAGAGCTTTCTTTACGGCCTTTTTTTGATCCTTGTTCAAGGTGGCGTACGCTGACTCCCAATTATCCCCATATGAATTCAAAATCCGCAGCAAGGCACTTGCATCTGTGCCTGCTGCAGCCAACTCTCCTTGCATTGTTGTGGCCGTACGAATCGGAGTCCAAACACCAGTTGCAGGATCGTAGGAACCTGGCCCTACGGCTCCTTCTCCAAGACCAAAGCCTTCGGTAAATTCTTTTGGAAAGATTTTAGGCTTCAATCCGACTTTTTCCTGTGCTTGTGCCATACGTTCTGCACGCTTCCATAGACCAGCTTCTTGCATTTGTTGAAGTCTAATAGCATGTGCCCTTTTTCTTTCTGCCTCTGCTTCCTTTTCTCCGAATATTTGCCCAGCCTTTACTGTGCGGCCCTTCCCGGCGACTGCCTCTCGAGCTGTAAGGTATTCATCTCCCGTCTTGGGATCCCAGAAGGTCATGGTGTTGCCTCGAAGCACTTCGATGGGTCTTTCGTTTTCTGGCAAGTTTCTCCAATCAGCCATTTGCCTTCTCTTGGCTCCAGCCGTTTTTCCGCTTGCCGGCTGCGCACCCACGGCTGCGGCAGCTCTCCTGGCCGTATCCGTCATTGCCGGCTTGCCGTAGGTCATTGGAGATTCTTCGTCCGAAATCGTTGTCGGGCTTACAGGCGTTTCCCTACGATATGCTGGCTGCATATATCCGCCTTCTTGTCCTCTGGCATATCTGGGCAATACCTCTCCACCTTGAGGCCCAAGCGCTGGCATCCAGTAAGGGCGCAAATGTCTTTGTGCAAATTCTTTGGCTTCTCCCTTAATGGTTTTCAAGGCTCCTGTGGGCTGAAAATGCGTGGCTGCAAAAGTTTCACCCATCGTTCTACGAAAAGGATCCCGATAGGGTGCTGCCAACTCTCCAGGCGGCCGATGATTTTCCGTCTTGACAAGCCTGTGGTCACCTACGGTGCGAATCAAGGACTGAGCAGAATTCAAGCCCTGCTCGGTGACATACTTACGCCGTTTACGGCGTTCTTCTTCGTTAGGAGGCATGGCTATTTCCCCTTTTTGTGTTTGAAATATTCCACTTGTGCAAGGCGCTTCTTGGCTGCAGCTTCGGTCTTGTATGGCCCACCAAGATTCTTTCCCTCCTCCGATAGAACCTGCCAGCCGCCCTTAACTTTGCGTATCATGGGAATCTCCCTTAGTAGGAATAACTTCTCTGTTTGCCTCTTTGCCTTCTGTATTCTTTCGCATATATCTGTGCAGCCCGTTCCTGATCTTCTTCCTCTGCCGAGTAACGGGCACGCCGGGCTATGTCCGAAGATTCTCTGGCAAGCATTTCCTCTATCTCCCTTGATTCCTCCAGGCCTTCCTCTCCAGCAGGACGACGAGGCTCGACCATAAGGCTGGGCTCGGCTACGGCAAGGTCTGGTTCCACGAATCCATGTGGTCGTGCCGGCCCGGCATCTGCATCAAATATGCGTCTATATCCCCGGAGCAAATCAGGAGCGAACCTTGTGGGGGCTATATTTGCTTGGCTGGTTAGTCCCTGCAACGGTGGTCGTCGCCTGCCCCGCCGACCATGCTGACTAGCGAATCTGCCACGGTAATATGCTTCTTCGATAGCCACGATTAGCCTCCTTTATTTATGAGCCAAGGTCTGGGTAATAGTTGAAATAACTCAGTTCGCCCAGATATTCTTGCCAGTTGTGAGCTTTTGCTTGCGACCAATTCCAGGTGCGATTGATAGATTCAGTCAGGGTGTTTGATAGCGATTTGCTTTGATGCATGGAATAACTGAGCTGGGAAAGAGCTGCTGATTGCGTTTGCGCAGAGCCAGCAATTTCGGCTGCACTTATGCGGGCCTGCATATCGATTTCGGCAATGGCTTTCCGTATGGCACTATCAGCTTCCTTGACACAAAGTTCCATGTTGTTGCGATGTTCTTCCACACGGCCCCTAAAGACTGTTGTGACTGCATTAACTTCTTGCTCGAATCTCTTCACGTCTGTATCGTAGAGTGCCACACGGTATCCTTGTTCTTTGGCGATAATTTCTGCCTCTGCTATGGCTGCTTGAATTTCACTTTTGTATTTCTCAATCAAAGCTCGGTAAATATCCACTTCCGCCTTGTTTTGTTCTACAGCCATTTGCACACGGGCGATATCGATATCAGCCCTTGTCTTATATGCCCGAACTTCCTCCCCGTATGCACCTACACGGCTTGCATAAAGGTCTACCTTGGCCTGTTCCCCCTTTACTTGCGTTTCATATCCACTAAAGCGTGCTATACCTGCTTGCACCTCTTCTCCATATGCTTGAATTCTGGCTTTGTAGGCCTCTACACGATCCCGATTGATGGCCGATTGAATCTTTGCAGCCTCCATTTGCGATTTGAACAGTTCGAGTTCGGTTGCTTTTGCATTCACTTCGGTGCCGTAGGCATCCACCCTGGCCTTATATGTTTCTGTACGATCTCGATTAATGGCACTTTGCACTTTGGCTCCCTCAATTTGTGCTCGATACAATTCGAGCACTTGATTAAGTGCCTTCACTTGTTCCGCATATGCCTCCACACGAGAGCGATATGTTTCTGTACGATCCCGGTTGATACCGCTTTGAATCTTTGCAGCTTCCATCTGCGATCGATACAAATCGACGGAAATGTTAAGGGCCTGTACTTGCTTTGCGAAAGCATCCACCCTGGCTCGGTATGCCTCTACCCGATTTTGGTTAATTTCGCTTTGAATGCGGGCGGCTTCCATGCGCACTCGGTAAAGATCGATCGTAGTGCTTTCGGCTTTTACCTGCTCTCCATATGCCTGCACACGGCTGCGATATGCTTCCGTACGGTCCCGATTGATTTGGCTTTGTATCTTCGCTCCTTCCATACGTGCTGAGTAAAAGGCGATCTCCTTGGCTTCGGCTTCTACTTGGGTGCCGTAGGCATCTACCTTGGCACGATAGGTGTCTGTACGATTGCGGTTAATATCACTTTGAATCTTTGCAGCGTCCATTTTCTTGCCATAGAGATCCAGCTCCGTAGCCTCTGCCTGTACTTGCGTAGCATAAGCATCCACCCGTGCTTTGTATCCTTCAATGCGGTCCCGATTGATACCGCTTTGAATTTTGCCCGCCTCCATCTGTGCCTTATAGAACTCAATTTCGGTGGCCTGTGCCTGCACCATTACGGCATATGCTTCTACACGGGACTTGTAACTTTCGATACGGTCCCGATTGATGCTACTTTGCAGCTTGGCTCCTTCCATTTCGGCACGGTACAGATCAATAAGGGTGGCGGTGGCTTGCACTTGCGCTTCATATACTTTGACAAGGGCCAGTTGCACATCGACAGTAAGGCGCAGCCCTTCGATCATAATGCGGTATCGTTCGGCACGAGCAATTTCGGCACGCACACGAGCTTCGAAGACTTGCGCATATACTTGATACATCTGTGCCTGAGCCTTGTAGCACTCCACCTTGCCCTGATAAATCATTACAGCAGCCTCAATGGCGAACTTGGCCGCTTCCAAAGCACGGGCTTGGCGTTGATTCTCGTGTTGTGTAAGTAACTGCTCGAGATTAAATCCCTGCTCAAACATAAAATGCGTATTTGTTTGTGCCAGCTTGCTTTCCTGGATGAGAATATCGTTGTTGAGGTCTTCTCGGGTTTGGGCAATCTTGTTACGGGCCTCCATGACCGTGGCATTCAAAATGCCAGCAGGAAGTGCAAAACCACGAGAGGCCCAATAGCTAGTGGCTTCCAGAAGTTGCTGGTCGAGTTCCTGCTCTTGCCTGGAGATAGCCCGATCATAAATAGCCTGTTCGATGTCCGGACCCAAGCCTGTACCGCCCTGGATGATGTTCGATCGGATGCGTTCATCGAGTAGAGTACGCATATCGGAACTATATAGTGGCTCCTCCCACGAGAAGGTCGTATCCGGAGGGGTAATATCGATCGTCGGTGGTACACCTTCAAAGGCCGGTTCGTTGAAATCGGGAATGCTCGGAATGCTAATATCTGCAAAAGTTGGGATAGGCGGCAATGTGTACGTGGGAGCTGCAGGAATATCTACGGCAATCAGGCTAGGCTCATCTACATTCATTGCGGGCACTACATAATCGGGCACTTCTGGAATCTCTACATTGACTTCCGTGGGTTCCGCTATGGCCATTTCCGGCACCGTATAGTCAGGCACGGGAGGAATGTCCAGGCCGATTTCCGTAGGTTCTTCAATATCCATGGGCAACACAGAATAGGCCGGCGCAGTTGGAATATCTACGGACTGCTCTACTGGTTCTGGGATGTTCATGGCCGGGACGGTATAGTCCGGATTGGGAGGAATCTCTACCGTTATTTCCGTAGGATCTTCTATATTCATTGCTGGTACAGACACATCCGGAGCAGCCGGAATATCCACGCTGATTTCTACAGGGTCATCGATGTTCATGGGAGGAATAACATGGTCAGGGGCAGCCGGAATATCCACGGCGCCTTCTACAGGAGCGTCCAGATTGAGTGGAGGGACAGTATATTCCGGTGCTGGAGGAATATCCACGCTGGTTTCTATTGGCGCTTCCACATCCAGCATGGGCCATACTACGGCGGGAGGCTCTGGAATCGTCACTCCAGGATCGGGCACATTAAAGGCAGGCGGATCTTCCATGCTAATAAGTACGTCCACCAGCTCTGGGGGCACACCCAGAAATGTAGGCATGCTATATACAATATCGTCGAGATCTGGAGGTGTCGGGACAATCATGGGAAATCCGTCCAGGCCATATGCAGACATATCCTCACGAATGCATCCCGCAACCCACGGTATTTCATATTCCCTGGTCGTGGCAGTCGTCCAAATCGATTGCAAAGCACTCACAAATCCGGCAATATTGGCATCGACACTTCCCCAATCATCGACCTCTACCACGTCCACCTTTTCAGGCGTGTTTGGAATATCTATACTAACTGACATGGTGGCACTCCTTCTTTAGTATTGCCTAATAATCAAATGTCGGTGTCTCTGGCAGAATGCGGGCCTTGTATTGCTTACAAAGACCTATGTTTCTGGCAGTTATCCATCCAGCCCCTTCATTGTTTGGCATCTGTACCTCGGTGTTGTACCTCGCATAGAGGGGATTCATCCGTGCAGGCACATCGAATCGAGTTAAATGATTGCCACGCCAATTTTCTGGCCATCCATCCCCGGAATAGCATACCCCCAACCATATCTGCTGCGACTCTGCGGTGTGTATGGCAGCTTCCGGATTTGCTGAATACGGACCCGTATCCGAATCTCCACCACCAAACCCCGTGGGTCTTTGGTGTGGTCCAGGCACTAATCCGTTATATGCGCGAATTTCATCATTTACGCAGGGATAGGTTCGCATAAGGTTAGAGGCACTTGTGGGTCTTGTATTCAATGCATACACAAGAATTTGCTGGTTTTCGCTGATGTAGTAATACTGCAATGATGTAGAATGATTTGCTATGTTCGGATATTGATAAGGCAATTCATCATAGTCCCTGCAATGGTAATACCTTGCAGGAAAGCCGTAGTAACCTGGATACGGCGTTTCCCAATATTTAAGGTTTAGCCAGTCTGCCCAAGTGCCTTCCGTGCTTCTGGCATAATAGTGCGGAAATTCTGTATAAGGCACTCCAAAGGGCCCTGAAGGTTCCCATCCATAGCTGCGTCCTATATTGCGGGGATCCCAATAACCCAACGGCGGCCGATTAGGCGCACCATCTCCTGTAGTTTCATAATCGATGTACCCATGATGCCCGCTAAACAGTTCGTAAATCTCGCCGTTCATATCCAGGTATGTGGTGCCATAATTAGCCACGGTCCAGTCTGTAACATGCACATTGTTTATTCCGTAACTAGGACCACCGGGCCATTGATACGGAACCCAATTACTGCAGTCCACGACTCTAGGAGTAGGATCTATCCACGGAGGCAACGTGCAATAATCTATTCCGTAAGCAAGCTGTCCATCGAAAGCTTCGTTAGCATTGTGAACCGTAAAAATATTGGCATAATGCCCTGGCAGGAGCGTCCAGGGCTCTATGATACATGCTGTGGCATGATCCTGAGATCCAATAAATGCAGAGCCGTTTATCTGCATCGTGGCTTGCAAAGTGTTGTGGCAATATGATGGTGGGGGATGCCTATACGTTACGCCTCCACCTATAACCCTGGGGCTTCTTATCGTATCGCCATCCATGTCTACTACCCAGGTCGTCACCTTATTATTCGTGGGTTCGGAATATCCTAAGCTTGGATCAATGGGATTGTCTAAATAGCCTTGCCCTTCACCCCAGCGGCTCCAACTCAGCCACGAATACTGCTTGCCATTTTGAAACATATCCTCATAGGCATCGTCCTGGCCCTGAAGTTCCGGTTTGTGTCCCTTTTTGCCCTGCACTTGTAAAATATGTTCTTGTTCGGAAAACGACCGGAGAGGTCGGTAGGGGCCGTCAAACGAATGCGACTGCGAAACAAGAATGCCAATGGGCCTGCAAACCGTCTCGTCACCAAATTCGTCGTAAATTTCTAATGGCCCAAAAGCCACCATGTATGGACGATAAAGAAGTTCCTCCTGGGCAGGTTGTGGCAATTTCATTTTTTGTCGCCCCACACCTACCTCCGGAGCTTCTGCAAAAATCGTTATCAAGTTCTGCCCATTAATGCTTTCTACGCGTATATAAATCGGATAATCGGCATTCCCTCTTGTGGTATGTTTTACCCATACAGGCAATGCGCTGTTCAAGCTCTGCATCTTTTTGAAAAACATGCCAGCCTCTTTTATATGCGGCCTGGCTGCATTGAGATCCCCATAGATCCGTATGGGGGTGCCCTCATAAGATTCTGTAAACATTGACTACCTTCCTGAATGCAAGGGTATCAGCACCAGATCCATGGCATCTATGCTAAAATCGCAACCATCCCTGTTCTCTATACGAAACATCCATGTAATTCCCCGCTGCTGCCTGGATATGAACAGCTTTTCCCCGTACTGCTTCTGTGCCGTCTTGTCAGGCTGCATTTCATATTGCACTTCGTTGTTGTCATCTGTTTTTACCTTGAATATTAAATATCCGCTGGTTTCATAGCCTATGTGCGCACTTCGAATGCGCTTTGGATTCGTGCGGCCGAAATCGGTGGATACCAGCTCCACGAAGGCATCGATCAAGGCGGTATTATCTTTTTGGGCACTATCTAACTCGAAAATGCCATCCTCCGAAGCTGCTAATGGCATTCCATTGAATATGCAAAAGGAATTAAAATCGTAATTGGCATATTGCGATATTGCATTGCGTTTCAGATTCAGGCATACGCCCAAGCGATCATCGGCCATGTCACCACCTCGAATGCCTAAGTACGATAGTTGACCATCGGGTTATATCTTCAATGACTCCACCCGGCAATACAGGATCTTCGGACCCGCTGGGCTCTGCGCCCATGTATGGAGGTCCGATTTCTGCGTCCAGCTCCATAAATGGCGTGAGTAACATGCTGGCATCCAGATCCGGGGATGGAAGAATACGATCCAGGGTTGCACCAAAGCCGCTAATCGCCGTGGCATCCAGACGCAGCCATGACAGGGATTCCTCTAGCCAGGCCTGCCCTGTGTACATGCTGGCTTCTATGCGGAACGTCCAGAGGTGGATATCCGCTACGGTGCTTATAGCGGCAGAGGCCGCAGCCTCTACTTGCAACCATGGCAGTTTCTTGTCCAGATTGTTCTGCTTGTGCGTGGCAGAAGCCAGGATTTGCACGATTGGCAATGTTGCATCCAAGATAGCTTCCGTACTGATAGAAGCCTCAAATTGCAACACGGGCAATGCGCCGGAAAGTTCATTTTGCTTGTGCGTAGCCAGGGCCCATATGTGTAAGCCGGGCATATCTTCAATAAGGGCTGTTGGCCCCCCGGCTGTGGCCAAAAGCTCGAGCATAAACAGGTCTGCATCCACAACACCCGCACGACCGATGTGTGCCACGAGTTCAAGATGAAAGAAATCAGCATCCAGCCTGCTGGCCATTCCACCCGTGGCGCTCAGTTCCATTGGCGGCAAGTGCCTATCCAGGCTTAGGAAGCGTTCCCGGCCGCCTGCTGCTTCAAAGAGGAACGCTGGAATCTTGGCATCCACTTCCATGTCCATGGGCACAATCATGGAGATATCGAGTGTGGTTACGGGCAGAGAGCCTTGTACGGCATAGCCAAACCTGCCAGCAAGACGCAGAAAGCCCAGCACTTCATCCAGGGTTGCTAGGGAGCCTGCAAGACCCGTGGCGGATATACCCAAGTCCGGAAGATAAAGATCCACTTCTGTAATAGCACCCATGGAGGCTTCCAGCTCCAGGGCCGACAAGTATTCCTCGAGTTCAGCACGATCTGAGAATTCTGCCTCTATCTGCACAACAGGAAGATAAAGAGGCATTTCGGTATACATGCGGGTGGCAATGCTTGCCGTGATTTGCAAATCCGGAAGGGTACTTACTACGGAAGGCGGTGTTGTAGCTTCTAATTCCAGGTTAAAGATGTTCTTTTCTAATGTGAGCGCATCATTTTCAAAAGCATTTTCAAAAATGTATCCCTTTTTGTCATAAGTAGTGTCTGGACCACCGGACCAAGTAACATCTGCAGCGACATTACCTGCCTTTTTATAACTCAGATATCCTGTAACATCAGCCGATTTGTGATGAACTTCGTTGGAGGCATCGGAGATGATATGTACCGAAATGATATACGTGTAGCCTGGAATGTAGTTATAAGTAAATACATCAGAAAGAGTATCTGCCGATACGTCTACGCTGGCAGAACCATCAAAATATATCTGGGTGGGTGTCTCTGCAAAATCGTACCTGTTTCCGCCTTCTTCCAAGGCAGACCGGCCAAACCACACTTCTCCGATCCGCATAGGATTTGATCCGCCAGAATCATATCCTAATCGCAGATAAAGTTCCGCAGCCGTTTTGCTGGCGCTTTGCACCTGATAATCAAAGGTGCAGCGGTACGTTTCCGAAGTGCTGATGACATCGGTATGTGTATCAACACCTATGGCGGTACTAAGTACGGTTTCCGACAAGAGACACCCCTCCCAGGACTAGGGGTTAAGCGCCATAATACGCCGGCAACGTGAGCTGGAACGTATCGATGGTATAAGTAGCTCCGGAAGTTATCGTTGTCGAAGTCATGTTGAGGTCTGCCCCGGAAGTACCAATCGAGCCCTGAATACGTGGCAATGTGGTGGACAGCGCCCCGTTATCCGTGGGATTCCCCAGAAGCCGGAAATAGCCCGCTGTGCCAGTTGCGCTTGCAACTCCAGACCATGTTTCTGCCGAAGCCTTGGCAATTATGCCGGAAGCAGAGTCTCCGAACTCCAAGCCGTTCGCTGCTGTGCCATGCACAAAGGTTCCGGAAGATACGCTGATCTCCACCAGGAGCGTCCCGCTAACTGCGGCATCTGCCGTTGCTGGCGCAGATCCGCTATAGATACGAATCACGCCGTCCATGAAGACTTCCTTCAAGGAACCTCCCTTGAAGGACAAGAGGATGGTTTCTGCACCAAACCCCTCGGATCCGGCCAGGGTGCCCGCCACAAAGTCGAGTTGGCCGGCTACAGCCACGGTGCAGGCCACGTTGCTGAAATTGTTTCCCGTATCGGGCACTCCAGCTCCCGTCGTGGACTGATAGGTATACAACCGATCATTAACCGCAAAACCTGCGGTCAACAGGTTGGAACCATCATCGGTGATGGCATCTGCGCCACCACCTCCACCGCCATCCGAATAGGCGAGGTTGGAACTGTACCGGGCTTCGTAGATAAATCCCTTCGGTGCGGCCCTTGCACTCAGAAGATCGTCCCGCAAGCCTGTGGAAAGTCTCAGAGTCATGTCATTTCCTCCTTTTATGGATCGATTAAGCCAATGTACCTACCGTCAACAACTGTACCGGCTCCCGTACGGCCAGCCGGCAACTTTGCCAGTTTGGTTCTTGTCAAATTGTAGAAGTTCCCGGTCGAACCTCCGTAGCAAATGCCTTCTGTCGATAGCCATAGAAGCGATGGATCGGCTGCAGATACATCTATCATTGGCAAACCATCTTGCGTGATAGTAAAACGCCCATGAAAGGGCACATCTGAGTATTGAATCGGCACGACATTGCTAATGGAGATGCGCTGAAACTCCTTCGGTTCTGCGCCTGCCACAAATTCCATTCCCGTTTTTGTACCTATCCAGAATCCATCAGTCAGAGCCCGAAACAGGATGATGTCATGCTCCACAGCAAAGAAGTTTCTTGCCAGATCGAACCGGGCAAAATCGTACGGTTCGGAATAAAAGACAAAATTCGCTTGCACGACATACATGCGCCCACGGTAATACTGAATGATCGATCCCGTGGGCGGGCCGACAAAGGTGCGGGTGGTGTCTGGACCAACGAATGTGGAAGGCAGTTCCCAGGCAGAAATGGAGCCGTCTTCGAATATACCTTTCTCAAAGCCGTTTGCGAAAAAAACTTGTTCATTGACGGGCGCATAGGACATGCGGGCATCCGGCGTGACGGTCATTAAGGCCGTATTGGAGTAATCCGAATGCAGCATGTAGAGCGCAGAGCCCGAAACAAAGAAGCAAAGGTCTTTATACGCAAACAGGCTATGGGCGGCCATAGCGGAACGCTGCGTGTATCCCTTACGCCTGGATATTCTTCCTGTATCATCAATATCAATGTTGTAAGCTACAGCAAGTTCCTGTACGCCGCTTTCAGGATCGTAGCGCAAACGAGCCGGGTCTATGCGGGTATTCAGGCCCGTGGTTGCACGAAACAAGACTGTTTTTGGCAATGATCCCTACTCCAAGTAATCCGTAACGGTGTCATTGATTGCGGGAGGTTCGGAGGCTCGAGGAATGATCCATAAGGTCAGATCGGCAAAGGCCCTATCATATTCCTGCGCATGATATCCCGTATTCACCTTTTTGCCGTCCATGCCATCCTCAATCCTTGCGAACAGCTCCTTGCAGGCATAATTGACGAGAAGCCGCCTGTGCAAATGTGCCGGCAGCATATTTGGCTCGTCTCTATCATTTGCCATGAGTGTGGGCTTGCGGAAATAATTGATTGAAAGCTCTCTTTTGACGCTAGGGATGCCCTGATAGTAGAGCTTGTTTAATGACACAGCCGCATGCTCAATATTTCCGGTTTTTGCAAGTCCTGGGTACTTGATTTTGAGCAGTTGCAGACTGCCCAGAAGAGTTACCCGTGCATCCGTGGTTATGTCATATACCCAATTCAGGTTGCGTAGATAATCATCTGGCAGTACCGTAAATGCCTCATTAAGAACGGTCATAACCGTTCCTTGCGTTTCCAGGTCTGGAAGGGGATCGGTTGTGCTATAAAGGCTTTGTTCGTAGCCTTCATTCAACAGATGCTTGATCTGTGTCTCGCCCAGCAATGGGTCATGGACGATATCGATAACCTCATCGATCAAATCTGAAAAACGCATAACCAATCCCCTTTGCTACAAAACCTGGGTTAGAGTTAATCGATGGTGAGCATCACCGGCTTGAATTCGTCTGTCACGCCCGCCGTGGCAATGGTGTAACCGACGATGGGGTCGTCATGTGCCGCAGCCAGAGCCAAGACTCCGTTAGCAGCCGCCGTGAGCTTCTGCCCCAGAGCTACGGCGTTTGTCACGAGGGCGCAGGCAATGCCTCCTGTCTGAATCCAGAAGTAGTAGGCAGCCGTGACAGCAATGGGTGGAATGCCCGTAATGGCCACCGGCTCTCCGGTGCTTTGCACAACGCCGTCCCACAGGTTGTAGATCAGAGAGGCTTTGCTGGAGCCCGCCGTGGTCAGGGCCACCCGGATGGAATCCTTGATCTGAATCAGCCCGGTGCCCGCAGAGCCGATCGCTGGATGGCCGTCGATGGGATATTGCAAGCCAGCGCCAGCACCGCTGTTGATCTGCAGCAAGCCGTCTTTGTACTGATTCAAGGTGGCTGCCGTAGCCCCCAAGGTGAGGGACACCGACCTCGCACCGACTGCTGCATTTGCAGCCACGGTACAATCCACATGATTGGCTTCCGCAGCGGCTCCTTGCGTGCATTGGCCAGCCACAAGGGCTACCCCGCCGTTCTGGCAATACCGGAACTTCCTTCCGTCCGACAGCACCCGAAGGGTTCCCAAAATCTCCTTCTGGACGCTGCTCTCCTCGTGAATCGCCTGGGAGAAGGTCACTTTTTGCGGTTCATTGCTCATTTGCATTTCCTCCTAAAATGTAATTCGTTGACTGATTGCTTCTACTGCCGTTCTGGAACGGCACTACGCTGCGGTCAGACCGCTGGCTGCGGTATGTGCCTTGCGATTGTTGCAAATCATGTTGCCGTCCCAATAAATGCGCATGTACTGCCCTGCTGGGCCTGCTGTGAGATCCGTCCAGGATGTCCGAGCGAAGTAGCCTTTGGAATGCACGGCCCAGCCGAAGTGATGTGAATTCAAAAGGAAGGCATAGGTGCTGGGACAGAAATCGTCCACGGCCACAATCATGCCCTCGAAGACCAAGTGCTGAAAGCCCGCTTTTGCGGTATCTGCGTCCCGCACAAACCGCTGCTGGGTCTGCAGAATGCTGGCGATCTTGTTCCAGAGGGTTTCCGTTGTGACCATGGTATCCGGCTTGCCGTCCATGCCGTCATGGATCTTTGCTCCCGAGCGAATCGTTCGGATGATGTCCAGGGAGATGACTCCGCCTGTGGTGTTCGTCTTTCCTTCCCAGGGTTTCGTACCGTCCCGGCTCACCAGATCGTCCTCTGCGATCGTGCCGTACTTCGTGGTGGTAGTTTCAGAGGTCATGGTGAGCAGGCCGGTCAAGTGCCTGTCGGAATCGCCACCGCTGGCATAGATGTTCTTCGCCAGATGGTTCCGGGCCGTCTTCTGGGCATTTGCGACCTTTGCGGTGACAAGCTGCACTTCGGCGTAAGCGCCGGCATTCATCAGTCCATCCGTGCGGTAGACCGTGGCGTTGCCGTAGTAATGCTTCCACTCGAAGTAGGCCGCATCGATGATCTCCCTGTCGTCCGTGGACAGGGGATCATTGCGGGTGTACGCCCCGCCTTCGCTTTCATCGTACTCAAGCGGCACACGAATGTACTTGCCGCCGCTGGGCCTCTCCCAGAGGCCACGCTGTTTTTGCATGTAATGCTGCATGAGGAAAGACGATTGAAAATAAATGTCGGTCGCCTTGCCTCCGTCCAGGAGAAAGTAATCGTTGGTGATTTCGTTAAGTTCTTCCAGAATCATGTTTTGGTTCCTCCTTGAAAGCAAAAAACCCGGTCCTGCCATGGTAAAGCAAGCCGGGTTCTTCCGGGTGAACGTCTGAAACAGACGGACCTAAAGTATTCCCGCTTCTGCTTGTGGTTCTCTATCCTCCGTAGCGTTTTGCTCGAGCTGCTTCCAGCCGATCGGCAAGGAATTTATTCACACCTCCAACTTTCTTAACATCGACTTTGGAAATGTCATCCTTGCTCTCTGTCGCCGGCTTTGGCCGGGTCACGGTGGACCCATCAAGGGATGCTGCCTGCTGACCAGCCTTGATCTCTTGGATGGTCTTGGCACGTTCTTCCTTGCGTGCCGCATCGATTTGTTCTTGCACCTGGGCTTCCATGTCCTTGTATTTGGCAGCCCAATATGCAGAGAAATCGTCGTGCATCGGAGAAGTTCCCTTGACCTCGGCAATTTTCCCGGAAAGCATCATGGAATCAAAGTCTGGGTTTTCTCTGTAGAAGGCGTTTTCTATTTCCCGTGCCCGTGCCTCTTTTTGCATCTGTTCCATGATGCGTGTATTCTCGGCCTGCAACTGCTCGTTGTTTTGCGCACGTAGAATGTTAATCATCTGCGTTGCATGTTCGGTCTGGGAAATATCTCCTTCATTCAGTTGCCTGTGCAATTCCGCCAATTCCTTGTCATAATCTCTACCTGGGCGTTGCTCTTGCATTGACTGCCTTGGCATTGCAGCCAAATGATCGAGCTTGCTTTGCAAATCGATAATCTGCTTTTCCAGGCCTGTTGTTTTTTCTATGGCGGTATTGCGTTCCTTGACCATGCGTTGCCAATCCGGATGTTCGTGAAAGGGAGCCGGTTTTGCTGCCTCTTTATCAGAGTCTTGCGGCTCCTGCCCTTGTTTCTCGCCCTTCTGCTCTGGAGTCGCTTTTGCTTCTGCAACTTTGGCAGGGGCATCCAGCTCGTTTTTCGCCAAGTCGGGATCGCCACGTTTATCGTCTGTGACTGACGGGGTATCCATGTGGGATGCGACCGGATCTGGCGCAGAAGGGGTTGACGAGGCCCCTCCCATTTCATCGATTAGCGTCGGGTGTTCTTCTGGTGGCATGCTTTACTCCCTTTTACTCATTGAGGCAATAATGCCTATGGGTGGCGCTTTCCTCGCCTGTGATGGTGCGCCGGGAGCCGCTGCCTGTTGTGCTCCCTGCATTTGTGGATTCAGTTGAGTTTGTATGGGGATGTTCTCATCATAATCAAAAGGAGTAGATGTAAGCATGATTACTCTGGAGACACCTCCCTTATTATAGGTTAAGTGAAATTGTAGCTGTCCTGTGTATCGTTCGTTTTTGAATCCAAGAATGGCGGCATAAATCTGGGTGCCTAGTCTTTGTAATTCCAGCTCCTTCGCCACACCTATTTCCTCCTTAGATTGATGGTTTCTCGGGTACGTTTTTGCTTGAGCAGTACGTGTGTACGTTGTCGCATGATTTCCTCTTCGGCTTTTTCTCGGAATGGATGCCGGAACTCATTTTCGGACATGGGCCGCAAGCCCTTTGCTTTCATCCACGCTTCGTAGTTGTGCCGATTCGGTTCCGCAACAAAGGCTTGCGTAGCCGGATCTTTATCGGTTTTATCGACCACATCCAAGACACTTTCCAACCATGTGGCATCGGGTCGATAGGCACTTCTGCCGATGGATACGATACGACGAGCCACTCCCTTATCGCATTTCGGACAAGTACAGGTACGTTCCTGCTGAGAAGCAAAACGCTCGAAAACAGCCTTGCAATCTCGGCATTGAAAATCGTAAAGCGGCATTTAATCTTCTTTCAAAACTTTCTGAAGTTCCTTGGCTTCTGCAATTTCCTTGTACAACTTCGCTTCCAGCTCCTTGTAATCTCGCAAAATCCGATCGACATCCATGCAATGCCTTTCGCTTATATGATAGTGCAACTTTCTTGGACTGGAACCCAGAAAATACGCCGTCATACGCTGTGTTTCAAACCGCTGCCGTGCCCTTGTAATGAGCAAATCCTGTACCATCTTGAGAACATCGATGTTACGTCCTCCAAGCATGTCGAGGAGACAGTCCAGAGCATCCGGCACATCGGATATTTTGTACTCTCTGGATGTTTGCTCCATAATTGCACGCAGCCGTTTGTCCTTATCTGAAAATTCTAATGCCGTGCGCTGCTTCGTCATAAGCGTCAGGTATCTACCACAATCACTCCCATGACCTCGTTGTCCCTGGCACAGCCGATGATCTGATAACATCGAATGGTCTTCGTATCATCGACGGCTTCGATAGCCGTTTCCATTGCTGCAGTTACGGTTGCCAGATCATCCGGGCCATAGGTAGTTGTGGTGACTGCATAATTAGCCATTCATGCATCTCCCGAAAGTTAAGGTGGCGTATATACAGCCGTGGTGGTCGGCACGGAATAGCCAATGGAGATCGTAAGAGGCTGCAGGACGGTATCGTGTGTAATCATGCACATTACCTGATTGTCTCGATGTGTCTCTACAAACGTAATGCTCTGCAGCGTAGCCGTGGTAGTCAAAGCCTCCAAATACGTTTCCATTGCTGCCGCAACCGTAGCCAACGGCGCTGGCCCAAGTCGTTTTGTGGTAAAGCGAAACGTGGGCATGAGTAGACCCCTTACAAGCCGGTGGCATGCACCCGGTAAGAAGTGATAACCGTCAGCGTACTGCCAGCGCAGGTAGTATAGTTCGTGCCCGAATTCTCGATTTCCAAAGCCAAGTTTTCGAGGTCTGCGGCACTACCACCTGGAATTTCCACGGCAATCATGGTGCCAATGACATCGGCCGTAGCGTCTATGAATCCGGTGGTCTGCCAAGTGCCTACCACATCCAGGCCGCTGGTATTGTACTGTATGACCAGATCGTCCGGATCGGAAGGTTCCGCGCAGGCCGCAGAGCCATAATTCAAAATAAGTGTGGCGCTCACGAATTCCAAAAAGTAGCCTACTCCTGGGGCCGCTACAAGAGTAATCGGTGTTTCCAGGGTAAGCAGTTGCGCATTGGTAATGACGACTGTACTAGTTTGCACCTTCGCATCCACATATGCCTTGACACTTTGCTGCGTCGGTATGCCACGGGTGGAATCGCTACTCATGGTGTCTTCGTCGTAGACATCCATGTAGGGCCCGGATCCGTGAATGGTGAGCACTTTTTCTCCGGTAGATGCGGCATAGATGGATGGTGCCCCTGCAATCAGAAGCATCATTGTGAGCAATGCAAGAATCTTTTTCATGTTACTTTCCTCCTTGTGCTGAAGCGGGTTTTTGGTTGTTCGATTTGGCACCCCTTTCTCGGGTGTCTCTGCGTTCCGTACTTTTGACTGCCTTAAGTTGTTTGGCGTCCTCCTTCGTCTTTTTGATATCGTTAAGCGTCTCTGCACGCCTTATTTTCAGGTCTTCCTTATCGTAATCCACGCCGGCCAGATCCACCTCCTGCTTCACACGTTCCGTATTGGCCTTTTCTTCAAGCAAGAGCCGTTCCGCCCTTTCCTTGCGTATTTTCTCTTCTAGCTCTTGCAGGGCAAGCATTTGCTCCGTTTGTTGCATTCGGTCTTGTTGCATGCCCGGCCATGGAAGGACCGGGATTTCGCCGGCCTTCGCTGCTTTAGCAAATTCCTTTTCGTCCATCGTTCCAATTTGCTCAAACAGGTCCAGATAGGGTTCGGGAGCGCCCGTAACGGCTATACGTTCCACAAGTTCTGCAATGGGCCCTTGCTGCATACGCTTGATAACCTGCGATCTTCCGGACCAGTCCAGTTTATCGAGTAACGCTTTCTGATCGATGGCACCCTTGTCAAAGAGCACAAGAGCTTCTTCACGCTGCTGCACTTTGGATATGGGTAGGGTGGACCCATTGACCACGGTAAGTTTCAAAGGAAATTGCGCATCTTGTGCGCTTATTATGCCCGCTTCTATTTCTCCTTGTTCTTCCCATGTAAACCATCGTTCGGTGGTGTAGAAGTTCTGCACATAGCTAAGGTACATACGGCCTCGTTCCCGGAGCAACTTGGAATAATTGCGCACCTTGCCACGCATCATAGTGGCAGCTCGTTCCAGAAGTGCTGCGATGGCTTTGTAGGCCACCACTTCCCGGCCTGGAGTCTGTGCCTGCTCCAGCTCGAAGGTGCCAGAGACAAGGAAAAACATCTCCTTAAACAAGGCAGCAATCTTTTCGATGTCCATGGGCACTTGCGGAAAGTCTAGGTATCGAATGGCTGCCGCTTCCATGCTGTTGATGGGATTGATAATGCCTGGAGCATTCGTGAAATGCTCATTAGGCACGCCGCTGGTTTTGGGGTTTATGATCTTTGGTCGTGCGGCCTTATCTTTCAGGAAGACCATTTGCGACATGGCCTTGTTGAATTCCTTTGCCAGTTGCTCTAATTGCTCTACATCCGACATGCCCCAGGCCGTGGAGGTGTCTTTCACAGAGACTATGAGAGTAAACGGCCATTTGTCCCATAGGTAGGAGTTCATTGCCTGTTCCACGGGCAGCAGGGGATTGATGGATGGGTTGGGACGATCTGAAAGAACCACCTTTCCGGAGCAGCAGACGGTTACGCAGCGTATACGCCCTGGGTATTTGTATTGCGAACTACCATCCGGGTTCGTAGTGCGGGTGTAGTCCTTTACCCAGCATTCGACCACAAGCACCTTATCGGCCAGCTCGTCTTGCGTATCATTGGCGGTGGTAGAAAAAACAGATCGGATGGCATTGCTTATTTGCGAAAGCACGCTGTCCTTGTGAGAGCCGCTAACCAGCTCCCTGCGTTCCGTACCCAGCTCGGAAAGATACACTTCGTCGGGCTTGATATCAGATGCCTTATCCGGCCACTTACGGCGGGCCTGTCTCACAGTCATGGGATAATAGTAGAAGACGGCTTCGGCCTTATTGGGATCTCTGCAATCTACTGGATAAAAGCCAAACTGGAAGGGATCCACGATCACAGTTTCGACTTCGCCCAGGCCTTTTTCCGATTCCGGGTTCCAGATGACCTTTTCTATGCACACGCCGTAGTCTTCGCCGTTCGATACAGACGATTCAAAAAGACTTTGTTGCTCCTCTTCTATCCACCAATATTCACAAGCTCGTTGCAACTTTAGATATCTTTCATCGTCGGTATCTCCGCCTAGCTGCACCAAGTTAAACGTGGGATTATTGTCCGTAAGCATGTTCTTGGTGCGTTGCTTGTGCGTATGTAAAAGGTTGATGCTGATAAGAGGCACCTTGGTAGATGTTCGTTTCCAGTATTGATTGCGGCTCAATCTGTGATGCTCCAGCCACTTCGTATGCAGACCCAGAGCATTCTTGTCTCCAATGACTTCCCCAAGAAGTGTAAACACCCGTTCGCCTACCTTTTTATGTCCTTCGGGAGGTAGTAGCTCGGCACCTTTCCAGGAATCCTGCTCTGTGGGCATCTTCAACTCTCCTTAAATCCAGATATGTCCTTTCCCCTGGCATACGTGGCATTCCGTGACAATCACACGGCTAGTGATTCCCGGTGGCAATTTCCAGCCGGCCTGGGGTGTGAGCACTTTTTGAATTTGTTTCTTGCCGTTGCATTTCGGGCATTCATATATGCGGGATCCAGGCTGCTGCAATCCCACTTTTTTGAGCACCGTGACCTTATTCGGCTTCAGCGTTTGTTGCGTGCGTTTGCGATTCCAACCGTCGATATACTTTCGGCGGCGGGCTTCTGCCTTACGGCGTGCTCTGCGCTTGCGAGGATCGTTCTCGTCCAGCAAATCCAGCCGGGTGATTATCCGTCCTCCGGGCTTTCCTTCAGACATTTGGCAATTTCGTCCTTGAAATGCTTTTGAAAAATCTTGCAGCCGTTATTTACATGATCCATCTTGTCATTGAGAGTGTTCACGGCATGTACGATGGGTTCGATAACCTGATAGAAGAATTCAAACGCCTTCTCTTCTACAAGGCCATTCTCTGGATATGTTTGATCCCAGGCGGCCTTCAAGACTTCTTTTGTGAGCAAGTTCTGGTACATTACTTCTTCCTGGCTTCTCTCTTCGCTTTCCTCGATATCGTCGGGGATATCGTCCTCTCCGGCTGTGTATCCTCTTTCGTATCCTTCGTAGGAGAAGACTTCTCTGAGGGTTTTGCCTTTTTTGCTCTTGCTTGCCATTCCTTCTCCAGTTCTTCGTCGGAATGAATTTGCACGTTGATCTGCGGAGGCACGCCTGGAAATTCCTTGCTGTAGATGCGGTACATGCCTTGTGCCGTCTTCACCTGCTCCGGGCCGGGCCATTTTCCTTCCACGGCCTGTGATGCCTGTTCCTCCGTAATGATGAACGGGCGGGTCTTGCACATGGGGCATTTCATCCATTCCCAGGTCATGTTGGGATCTGGAAAGGGATCGGAATGGCCGGCCTCAATGGGAGAGAACATGCTGGCTATCAGAGGCCTAGAAAGTCCTGGCAGATGTGCTCGAGCCAGGGGATGATCGCAGATTTCACAAAGTATTTTGTGTGTAATCATTGCAAATCTCCTGTAATGCGTTCCGGGGGCGGTCCTTCCATGGCTTCGGTCCAAGGATCATCGTGGGTCTTGTCGATCTCCACCTTCTGCTCCTTGAAAATCGGCCGTGCAGGTTTCGATTCGCCGGGGATAACAACTTGTCGGCCCATGCGAAATCCGAGCCAAACACAGAGAAGGGTCCAGAAGCACAGAAATGCGCCGGTATTTTCAGTTATGAGGCCTAGGAGGGGGTTCATACTCTTCTGAATTTTTCCATCGTTGTGTCTTGTCCCATCTGGAACATTCTAATCAGTTCTGTTTTGCCGTGGTGTCGTGCTTTGTTGATAATCACACGGTCAGCCGATGTTTTCTTCTTCCAATGGTCGTCATGCTCCTTCCGGCGCTTGTCTTCCTCCGTGGGTTCTTTCTTCTTCTTGGTGTCGCAAGAAGCGCCCAGAAGTGGTACTGCCAAAAGGGAGCCGGCCAGGTACTTCAGGAACTCTTTTCTAGTTAAGGTCATGGAAAATCCTCCCTTTGTATGATTCTTGATCGTCATCGCCAAACAACTCCAAACCCACCTGCCTGCGCATGTAGTGCTCAAAATCGTCCTTTATGCCTTCCTCCAGGGCATTGATGCGCTTCGTTTCCGCATTCGGCCCCTGCAGGTCTTCCGGCACCTGTACGGGGGGCATTTTGATCGACACCTGGAGGGCTATACCTGCGGCAATTACGCAATCGTCCAGCTTGTCGTCTTCTGCGCCCAGCTTGCCGGTTTCGTGCCTGATAAACGTGGCACATTCATCGATCAAGATGCCGCAGGGCACCTGAGAGAACAGTTCCCGGAAGTGTCTTTTCAGTTCATCTGCGAGTATTTGCTTCGCTTCGTGTGTCTCGAGCCAGCCATATTCCTGCACGTACTTCCCGCCGATCTTTGCCGGCCGATCCCGGTAAAAGAGGTTCACGTACCTGTTTTTCATGGCCTCGATGGTGGTAATGCCGGCTCCGTTTTTCTCTACCCCTATGCGTGCCTCGCAGTAATAATAGCCCAGATCCATGAGCATGTAGGCCCAGAGGTCTGCATCCACCTTATTTGAGCGCAGGCGGGCCACGTAGCGATTATCGAGCCGGTCGTAGACGTATCCCACGGAGTAAGATAGGCCCAGGCCTTCCGACACATCGGAGCCAATGGCGTAACGATTTCGAAATCCAGGCTGTGGATGCTGCCACACTTCCAGGATGCCCGCGCGCTCCGGTGTAAAAACCGTATGGTGTGGATTTTCGGGAGTTGCGGTTTTTACCAGGGTGCCTTTTTCGCCGTTGTAGGGCTTGTAAGAAGCTATGGTTCGACCGAAGTAGGAGCCGCCAATGGGGCTGATGGCCTCTTCTTCCGTGGAGGGGTATTGCATGGAGATATCATCTTCGTCCAGGCCTGCCTGTCGTTGCATTGCCAGAAAGTTGGGGCCCCTTCCCGGTACGCAGCTCCAATCCAGAAACACTCTTTTGAAGAGGTTTTCCGCACGCATGCTGGCTCGGTACAAATCTCGAGTCCAACCCCACCCAGGGCCGATCTTCGTGGGGTTGCTGATAATGATGGCCTGCCCCCTGGCATGTTCCAGGGTGGGTTTGGCGGCCGACCAAATCTCCGTGCAGTACCTATTGAGGGCTGATTCGTCCATCACCAGCAAAGAAATGGTCTTGGACTGCCCGGCATCCGGGGTGCTGGGTACGCTCTTGATCTGTGAATTCAAGCCCCGAAGAATGCGGTTGCCTTTCTCGTCCTTCTCTTCCTCTGCAAAATGGAGCTCCGTGCCGGATCTTTTGTATACCTTGGCACGCATCCATACGGGAAGCCGGTCAAAAAGGTAGCGTACACGGTCCAGAAACTCGATCGCCAGCTCCTCCTTGGCCGAAATCACCACGATCAGTTCCTCAAACCTGAAATTGGCTCTCCACAAGGCATAGGCAGCCACGAGCCATGTAAGTCCAAGCTGCCGGGCCTTGAGAATGATCGTGTAAGTAGCCTGCAGAATGACTGGCACCACACGCCGCTGGCCCGGCCATAGGTGAAAAGCCACATCGCCGCCTGTAATACGGTCCTGTATGAAGCAGTAGTTATTGACAAAGTGCAGAAAGTCGTTCCGCACCGTGATTAGCTCCGCAGCCCGATGCTGTACTTCCAGAGAGGCGTTAGTCGCCAGTAAGCTCTGAAGCCTGTCCAGATCCTCCGGCTTCCTCAAGCGTATCTTGTCCGGATCCATTCCCACCATCCTTGCTGTCTGCCTTCAAAAGGCCTATCTGCGCCGCCTCTGCCAGTAATCTTTCCAAGGTAAATTCCTTCTTCTCCTTGCTGCCCAGGCCCAGCTCCTCGTCAAAAACCTGCTGAATCTTCTCGTGATACTTCAAAAACATCTCCAAAGCCGTGGTCTTGGGCCATAACTTGACTTCCCTGGTTACTTCCAGATCGCTCTCTCCATCCCGGTTCCGGCGATAGTTCCTCGTAACCTTCATGCTGGCTACCGCCCTGCGGGCATGCTCTGGCATTTCATGTACCGGAAGGACGTTGCCCTCCTCATCGAAAATGTCGCCAATGTCAGAAAAGGCCACATGCGCCGTCTCCCGCACCACCCGCACGATGCTTGCCTGTACCTCATCCAGAGGCCTGGAAATGATCTCCTCATATGCCCGCTTGATGTTAGGCTTCCTCAGAAGTGCCTGCGCCTTTTGCCTCGCTGCATATTGCGAAAAGCCGGCATTGCGATAACTGTCCACCAAATTGCCCGTAAGGGCATAGCGGGTCAGAAACATGCGCTCCTGCGGCGTTACAGGCCTCTCGGGATCGTCACTCGGCATCCGTACCCTCTGACTTCGGCTTGCCCGTGCCCATGGCTAGCGGATCCCGGCCAAATACTGGAATCCTGGCCCAAAACTTCCGTACCGCCATGATGCCCCGATTGTCCCACTCCCACGGGGTTAGCTCCGCCAAGGCCCCGGCTCCCACGATAATGGCCCCCACCGCTGCCACAATCTCAGGACCGTTTTCCGTCACCAACTTCACAATGTCCATAAAATTTTCCATGATTCCTACCCCCTTTTACGACTTTTCCCAGAAACCCTCCTGGGCTTTTTCCCAGGATTCATGTGCTCCCATACATCCTTCCGAAACCTTGCCGCCTCTGCCTCCGTCGGCGGCCGCCCCATCGCCGCTGCCCATATGCGCTTACTCGCCATTACATAATCGTCAAAACTCTGCCCCTTAAACTCCGCCTTCCGATCCCTCGCTGCCTCATCCACGCCAACTATCGTCCCATCCCCTAAATCCTCCACCGCCCCGTATATCCTTAAGCCCATCTCCACCAACTTCGGGCCATACTTGAAAAATAACTTCGTCCCAGTCCACCCCTGCCGTATCGCACGAAATAATCCCATGCCTCAATACCCCCACTATGCCCTCATCCAGGATTCCTCCAACGTGCTACCTTCAAACACCGCCACGTCCCTACCAACGCTATCTCTGGCGCATGCCCACACTTGCGACATGCATAAAGTGCGCCTAACTTCCGCTGCCGATCATTCGGTACCTGAAACGCAATCGCCCCACATGCAGGACATCTCGCCAAAGATACCCCCTCCGGAAACTCCACCTGCCTCAATTCACCCCCTCCGTTACATAATCTACAAAAGTTACCTCCGAAACACATTAATATTAAACAAGAAAATAATTTCAGAATTTATCTTCACACCGAAGGATTTTTCCCAAAAATGCCATGGGCGCTACTTTCGGGTATTATGATTCATAAGGTCGCCTCCCCTCCCCCCCATTCCCTCCCCCCCAGGTCGGACCACCCCGGTTTCCCGCCAGGACTAAATCCCCTGCTGGCGTGCGGGCGCCTCCAGGGCGTGGCCCCGAGGGCCTGGAGATCCAGGGCGTGGCCCCGAGGGCCTGGCGCCTCCAGGGCGGCGCGTGGATCGGGCCAGC